GCATAACATACACCCGGGATTTCCACAATCCATTGCATGATGTTTGGCAAATTTATGCGGCTCATCAACATTGCTTCCATGTTGTTTTGCAATCTTAGTTTGCTTCTTAATAGCATTCTCATCTTTAAGCATACGCTTGCTATGATTAAATTTATCTGTTTCTGTGCTCATAGTGGATTATCCTTACTAAGTCTATATATCATTATAACACGATCTAAGGCCTTTTGTAAAGCGGGATTGGTATTGGCTTCTCGCCGAATCTCGCCCCACATTTTACTTTCTATCATATGGTCATGCAATGGGCGACCGTCAGATGTGCGTTTATCATAATCAATTTTATGACCACTAACCGGATCGTATTCATATCCAATCTCTTTTCTTGTGCTAGGATCAGCACCAATTTCTCGAGCGTAAACAGTTCCTTTATCTCGCTCGTAAATATATGTTGCACCAGGTTTAAGGCTTCCCATTTTACAATAATCTGTCTAATAAAATTATTTCACTCTGACGTGATATCTCTTTAACAAAATAAGCACATAAAGTTTTTGGTTCACTAGTTAAGGGTACTGCAAGCAACTGATTGTTTTTCATTTTTGGAAAGTACCATTTTACATCATTATAAAAATTTACAATTTCAATCTTCTTAAATTCTAATCTAAAACTACTTAATGGGTTAAAACAAAATGCTTCAAATCCACGGTCATTTAAACTAGTAAGGGGTAGTATTTCAATATCACTTGCACTAGAACTATCGCCTACAGCTATTGACCAATCAATAGGCATAGTAACCTCGTCATTGCCAATTTTAAGTACCATTGCGGGACTGTTGAAACTTTCTAGGAAAATTAGCGGCTGAAAGAAAAAGTCAGGATTTTGTGCATCACTGTTATCTAATACAGCAAATCTCATGCTGTCATCTACCTCGTCGGGTAAATTATTCAAATCAAATGCTTGATTATCTAGTGTTAGTATTTGCATCAATAGTTTCCAATATTTTTAAAAAATCTCTTTGGCCGTTTGCCACATTATCTTCCCAGTCTTCAAATCCAGTCTTGCTAGTAAAATCTGTAACATACTTAAAACTGCGCCACGGTATGTTATATGTAATTGCTGATTTTACTATACTATATCCTTCCATGTCAACCACATCGCAGTGTTCAACTAACCACTCATCTCTGTCAGTTACAAAGCTATCTCCAGTTCCGCAACGAATGTCACTAGTGCTGTTAGTAATATAGAAATCATCATTACTGAAAGGAGTAACTCCCCGAGGAGACTTAGGTCTAGTATCCATATCTCGTTGACAAAAACTACCAACTTCATGTAGTCCCGTAAGACTGTTGTCTAATGAACCAACAGTTCCGTAGTTAATTAACATAGTTGGGTTAAACTCACGTATTGCTGAGATTGTTGCAATTGCGGCATTTACTTTACCTACACCTGAATAAACAATCTGCCAATCATCAGGAACTGGTAATTTAAATTCTTTAGGTAGTGCTACTATTAATATCTTCATTTCCAGTCTATCTTCTCAATTGTAAAAGGATATTTCGCATCCTTGTAAAACTTCTTCCTCTGCGTGAGGTGACGTTTGGCATACTTGCAGGTCGAAGTGACATCCCAGATCTGTACGAAGTCTTTGTCATCTGCACGTCGAATGCCTCGCCCAATGCTTTGTATAACCCTTGTAAAGCTCTTTCCGGATTCCACCATAACCAAATTAAAAATACGGGGGATATTAATACCCACAGAGGCCACACCATAAGTCGCCACAATAATCTTGTTGTCAACAGTTTTAATTTCATCGTATTCACTTTTTCTATCTTTAGTTTTTACTTCGCCTGAAATAAAGACACTATCTGGAATTTCGTTAACAATGAATTTACCGGTCTCTATTCGATTTACTAATACAAGAGTATTTCCACTATTAGAAATACCATTTACTAATTTTGATATAAAAATCATCCTATCTTCATCAGTGACAAGATATTTGTATTCTTCTGCATACGACCTAAACTCAGGTAGGTCAATAAGCTGTGTTATATTAACATGACATGCTGACAAGACACCTTGCGCTTGTAATTCATGTGCATGAACTTCATGTACACATGGACCAAGACTTACAAAAATTTGTTGTGCTTCAAAGTCTTCTTTGGGAACAGTGCCAGTTAATCCCCAACGGATAGGGGCATTATTAAAGTTTTGTGTTAGTAAATTTCTAAGTACAGTAGCCTTAGCCATATGTACTTCGTCAACCATGATTGTTGTAACACCATCAAGAAATTCTGCAAGAGTTAGTATGTCCTGCTCGTGATTTTTACTTTTCTTGTCAAGTATGTTAAGACTTTGCCATGTGGCAATAGTATGAGTTTTATAGAGATCTTTTCGGTCACCATAGTACACACCTACATCAAGTCCACAGTTGATGAAGTCTTCTTCTGTTTGCTCAACAAGACTTTTATTAGGCACAATAGTAAATGTACGACCATATGGTTCACAAATCTTTGCCAATGTTGCGGTTGTTATTGTCTTACCAAACCCCGTAGCAATCTCTTGTAAGCACTGTGGATTTTCAAGAAACTTGTTAACAACTTCTACTTGATCTTCACGCAGTCTAATAGGTTGTCCTGCAAATCTATGTCCAACTGGCCAGCATTGATCTCCCCAGAAGTCTGCTTCAACTTTAGGAAACTGCAAATTAATGACTGCACGATTGTCGATAATCTCTGTGATTTCAACACCACTTTTTTCCAGTACTTCTAAGATCTTTGGCAGCTGGCTAAGATAGCCGTTACCGCCTAATCCAAATAATGTAATTGCACCATCCCATCGGCCTAGCTTGTATGCTGGACGATATCTAGCAGTAGGATCCTCATACTTAAATGTATTTGCTAACTTACGTCGAATTTCAACAGGAAGCCCTTCTACCTTAAGATTTACCTCATCTTGGATGATTAATTTACACGATGGCATCTACTCCTCCTAAAGGACGTTTATCATTGTAGTATACTATCAAATCAACTGAATTGCAATAGACACTGGTTTTATTGCTTTTAAAGTTATTTGAAAAACTAATAACACTACTAGGATACCAACCATTTTTTAACATGAATTTTGGCAACTTGTTATTTGCAATTCCTGCCATCTGCGTCTGTTGATTTAATTTAGAGTTGTAATCTAGTTGCGAAATTAACAAATTAAACTCTTTGTTATTATCACTACTGCTATCAAATCTAAAATAAATTCCAATTTTGTCAAGACCACTATTTTTCAGTGATTTTTCCAATTTTTTGAGGTTTTGCAAACACTCCTTAGAGTCATGGCCGTTGAACACAAATAAGACAGGCAACCGATTTAAATTGTACAATGCTGTAACTAACTCATCAAGTGGAGTAGTATTACTATCAATCCATACTCGAGTTGATGGTCTGTTAGCTAGCGAATTTTTCAGTGAAATTTCTGGATTTTTTGGAAAAATCGTGTATTGAAATCTCATGCTTCGGTCATTCAGCATGATCAAATTATCGTCTGATATTTCTCCAACTTCAGTGTGTACTGCGGTAATCAATTTTTCATTTGTCAGGCTAAACACATCAAACTGAGTTGTTTTGATCTTGCAGATTTCTGAAATTTCTTGGTAAAATTTCATAATAATTGGATCTACTTCGAACCCATGTGATTTGAACACTGCGACTATCTGGTAGAGATTTTTTTCAGTTAGTGGTACACTATACTGCCTGTTATTAATCGACAGCATCTGACCTTCGATGATTTTATTGAGGTCAGTGATTTGCTGGCGTAGACGTTTATTATGGGTAAATTCCACTATGATTCGGCCATCGTGGTCTTTGGATAAGAAAATTTTCCTAACCTGTTCAATCACTCTAAAGGGATATGTCCATGTGGGATTATCAATAGTACTACGAGTTGTAGAGGCTGGATCGAAAATATGTTGTTCGTTTTCTTTGAGAATTTTTATCAGTAAATTTGACTGATTTTCGGTCAAAAATTGACCTGATGTAATTTGTCTAGCAAGGCTGATTAAAACTTTTTTATCTCTATTAGCAATCTGCGAACTTAAGGTTTCAATGCCTTGACGGGACAGCTCTATGAGCAATGTATCTACTGTTATCATAGTTAAATTATACTAGAGTATGAGTTAAAGGTCAAGTTTTATGATTATAACGTGGCATCTTCCATGCCGGCTACTCTAAGTTTAACAATGTTAGTTAATTGCCATTGTTTTTGATCTAATGCTTTAGTAATGCCAAGCCACTTGTTACGTAGCAAGGCAAACTCATTGATAATTTTTTCAAAGTCAACTACATCGGACTCACCGTCAACAAATTTTTCACAATCTCTTGAAGATAACGCCCTTTGATAGTTTTCTAAATATTTTCTAAAATGTTGACTCTTAAGTCGACGTAATTCAATATTCAAATATTCCAAAATTGCTTCAATTTCTTGTAGCTGACTAAATCGTTCTTCCACAATGCCAGGCATTCGAGCAGCAGCTTTTTCGATGTTCCCCGCTATGCGAGCATCTGTCTTTGCTGCCTGTAATTCAAGCTCATAGTGTGCCACAGCATCGGGAATATACGAAATATCTTTTGAAACTTTTGTATACCAAGTCATAGATTATTCATCATCTTCATAAGAATCTAAATCTTCTTCGTCGAGTTCTTCTTCGTCACTTGTTTCATCTAGATAAAAGTCAATAGCATTGTCAAGGTCATCGTCAACACCAGAAGCGCCGGCCATAACCTTATCGCTGACACCGTGATCTGCTAACAAATCAACATATCGTTCTGCTAATACGTCAAGTACTTTTTTGTCAACGTACTCTTTAAACAACATCCAAATATCACCAATATGATTCTCGTTCATTCTATAATTTCTCCAGTTTCTTCATCAATGGCAAGTTGTACTGTAGGAACTGAGCGAACATCATTAAATTCACGCATGACTTTATCAAGGCATCCATCTTCATTACGTTCCCATTCCTTACGATACATTTTAATCTCTGTACCATCTGTAGAAACGTATTTAAGTCTGTTGCCATCTTTTGTAAGAAAACCTTTTGCCTCACAAAGGTCAGTAAGGCCGCTGTATGGACTCATGCCTGTTGCATAAGGAATCTCAACTTGTACTGACTCAAATGGTTTTGCATAACGTGTTTTCATAATCTTACAGGCTGCACGAATACCGTTAACAGTTGTAGTCTTATTGCCATCTGCATCTGTCTTTAACTTCAACTTACGCATAGCAATAACGATAGAGCTTGCATAGATGAATCCTTGTCCACCTGAAATTTTGTCATCAGGATCGAACATGTCTTGACTTGCGTATGTGTGGTTAGTACAAACTAAACCAACATTATAGCTACCAAACATGTTTACGCAGTTACGAACAAGACTTGTAAGTGCTTTAGGCTTACGACCCATGTCACCCTTCATCTCACCTGCTTCAAACTGATTAACGTCTGTAGGTGTT